TTGTTGTTGGCTTCGGTGCTGACCCCGACAATCTGACGAACGTTTACAGCTCTGCCTCTACCGAGGCCATCGTGTGGGTTGTGGACGATCCGAGTGTTGTGTTCGAGGTTCAGTGCCCCAGCGCGATTGCAGCCACTCAGATCGGCCTCAATGCCGTCCTGATTGACACGCATTCCGGTAGCACGGTCACGGGGCTTTCTGGCACCGAGATGGATGGTGGCGACACCACCGCTCCGGCGGCGAATGCGTCCTATCAGTTGTTGATCTTGCGGGCGGTCAATCGCACCGACAACGAGACCAACGCTGTCCATAACATGATCGAGGTCGTGTTGAACAATCACACTGAAGGTACCGGCATGAATACCAATGCCATCGGTACTCTCGGTATATAAGGAGGGCTTGAACAATGGCAGGTGTCATCACCACCGGCGCTCACCCGAAAGCGCTATGGCCTGGAATGAAGGCTTGGTTCGGTCGCACGTACAATGAACATTCGACCGAATACACCGACCTCTTCGACATGGACACGTCGAAGAAAGCCTATGAAGAGACCGGTCTTGTGACTGGTTTCGGACTGGCCCCGGTAAAAGCCGAGGGAGCCTCAACGTCTTATGACAGCGAGTCCCAGGGCTTCATCAACCGTGCAACTCACGTTGCCTATGCTCTCGGTTTCATCGTGACCTACGAAGAAATCCGCGACAACCTTTATCCGGTCGTCGGTAAGCGCCGCGCTCAAGCGTTGGCCTTCTCGATGCGCCAGACCAAGGAAAACGTGGGCGCCAACGTCTACAACCGGGCGTTCAACTCGTCCTACACCTTCGGCGACGGCAAAGAAATCCTCGCCACCGACCACCCGTCGAAAGCCGGCGACTGGTCAAACGAGTTGGCCACGGCTGCGGACATGAGCGAGACCTCGATTGAGGACTTGATCATTCAGATCATGGGCGCGTCAAACGACCGTGGGCTGAAGATCAACCTCATGCCTGAGTGCTTGATCGTGCATCGCAACGATTGGTTCGAAGCCAACCGCATCTTGAAATCCACCTTGCAGAACGACACGGCTAACAACGCGGTCAACGCGCTGAAGTCCACTGGCGTTTTCCCGAAGGGTATCAAGGTCAATCACTATCTCACCGACTCCGATGCCTGGTTCGTTCGGTCAAATGCTCCGCGTGGCATGATCTGCTATGACCGGGAAATCGGCGAGTATGAGATGGACAACGACTTCGACACCAAGAACGCCAAGTCGAAGAAGTACGAACGGTATAGCTTCACCGTTGACGATCCACGCGCTCTCTACGGCACTGCGGGCGCTTAATCTGGGTGCGGGTAACCAATCCCGCAAATGAGGCCGGGGGGCGCGGCAGCGCGCTCCCCCGGTTCCCAACAGGAGAAAGAAAATGGCTGCAAATAACGTGACGAATTTTCCGGGTGGTTTTGCGAACGGCGTGAGCCTTCGCGGGATACCCATTCTTAACACCTACGGCGGTGATGTCTACTGGGTGGACAGCGGCGCAGGTTCTGACTCTGGTAAGGGCACTTTCGACCGTCCCTTCGCCACCATCGACTATGCTGTTGGTCGCTGCACTGCTTCGCAGGGTGACATCATCATGGTCAAACCCGGACATGCCGAGACCGTGTCTGCCGCTGGCGGACTTGATCTTGACGTTGCTGGTATCTCGGTAATTGGCATTGGCAGCGGATCTCTTCAGCCGACTGTAACCCTCGGCACCGCCACTACGGCGGACGTTGATATTGATGCCGCAAACGTGACCGTCGAAAATCTCCATTTTGTCGCAGCTTTGGCTGATATCGACATTATGATCGACGTGAACGCGGACGACTTCACCCTCCGCAACTGCCGCTTCTCTCAGTCCGCTGTTGATTTGAACGCGAAAATCTGTGTTCAGGATGCAGCGGCTGGCGGTTCCGACCGCATCCTCATCGAAGGCTGCAAGGCCATCATGTACGATGCGGCCAACACGCACTTCGTGAACTTCGCCGGAACCGGTGACGGTCATATCGTTCGCAACAATGTCCTTCATGGGGATTGGGGCACGATGGCCGTCGGTGGCGCGGGCGTTATCACCTATTGTGAAATCGTCGGTAACATCATCGGTAACATCGCCAACACCTCCGACGCTATCGTTAGCCTCGCGTCTACGGCGACGGGCGTGGTCGTGGGCAACCACGGCGCCGGCGCGGCGGTTCAAGCCAATGGCATCACCGCCACGGCTTGCGTCATCTCGCAAAACTACTACGGGGTCATTGGCGAAGACCTCTCGGCGATCCTCGATCCGATTGCCACGTAAGATCATAGGGAGGGGCATTTTGCCCCTCCCCACTTCTTGAAGAGGATATAAAGATGCCCAAAGCAAAGGCCATCACTCTCGCCCCGGACGCTCTCGACCGAAACGGGCTTTCCACGACCGAAACACTTGTAGCCACCCGCCTTGATTATCTCATCAACGGCGCGTTCGCCGTCGCTAGTTCCTACGTTACTGACTCCATTGTCGCCAGTGCGGTCCCGGTAGCGGGCACCGCGATGACCATCGCGGATCATAACTACGAGGACCGCAAGGGAGCCTACATTCTGATCGACAGTTCAGGCAGTGGCGACGAAACGGGCGGCACGTTCGTCATCGTCGGTAAAGAGCCGGTCACGGGTAACTCGATCACTGAGACGATCACCGGCCCTGACGCCAATCTGATCGTCCTGGGCACGACGCGCTTCGCTCAAGTCACGTCGGTAACCCCCGCAGGGACGCTCTCAGGGTCAGCGATCACGGTCGGCGTCAACGGTTACGCCACCTTCACCACGCCGCAGCATATGTCAGCCTACTCCGCCGGCGACGATAGCGGCGAGACGGTGACCTTCCTGGGTGAGGACCGGTACGACGAGAGTCTCACCGAGACCATCACCGGCGCCGGCGCGGGTGCTACGGTTGACACGACCAAGAACTACAAGCGCGTTGACCGCATCACAGCGAGTGGTGTGGGCGCTGGCGCGACCGAGGCCGGTAACGACGGCCTCTGCGAGAGCCAATGGTACGTCATAAACTACCGAGGCAACAACTTCAGTGTGGGCCTCGGCCTGGACATCGTGTCAGGCACTTTGACCTGTGCGGTCCAGCATACCTTCAACAACGTGCAGGGTAAGGGCTTCCGCGAGGATGATGCCACGGTTCATACTCACGACACCATCACCGGTAAGACGGCAGACTTCGACGGTAACTACTCGAACCCGCCGGTCGCTTGTCGCCTTGCTATCACGGCATTCACCAGCGGTAGTGCAACGCTGAGAATCGTCCAGGCTGGAAGTGGAACATAGCATGGGACTATCTAATTTAAGAGAAGAAACTGGCGCTGATCTGTCTTTGACAGAGCTAATGGGACTTCTTGGGAGTTCCAAGAAGATGAAAGAGGCTCTTGAAAAATTCATCTACGCTGCTCGGAAGGCTAATAAAGCAACAAAAACTGCTGAAATAGCTCAAGCTGAACGTGACAAGAAAAATCGACAGGCCCGTGCGGAGTTGGAGAAAGAAGATCGTGCGATGGATAAGAAGCGTGACGCCATCGCCAAACGCGAGGCGCGTATCGAGGGCATCGACGCGGATGCCACCGAGCGCGAGGCGCGTATTCAGCAAGGCCCGAAAGAACTTAGAGCCGGCCAGGCTTCGCAACCAACGGCGTTGGGTGTTTACCGCGGCAAAAACTACCGGCGGCACTAATGGTGATGTGCTTATCGGTTTAACTTGGTTGGATAGAGTTTAAGCATGGGCAAGACACGTTACATCCACGGCGATTTTAATATCATTTGTGAGCGAACTGGTAGTAAGATAAAGCGTTCCCAGGCTCGCAAGGAGTGGAACAACAAGATTGTCCGCAAGGAGAGTTTCGAGCATCGGCACCCGATGGACTTCTTACGCGCTCGCCCAGACCGGCAAGCAGCGGAAGACCCGAGGACCGAGAGTAGCGATGTTTACCTGGGCGCTAATCAGGTCCAGGCGAATGATCTTAATCAGAAAGGCAGCGCACTGGACACGACACCGTCCATCTGGGATAGTGGAGTGTCTACCTGGGATGCCCTCGCAAGCGTTTGGGACGTGGACTCATGACTTCTGCAATTGACGCAACAAAACCGGTAACGGGTAACCCCACCACGGAGAGCGTGCGGTCGAACTTTACCATCGCCGCCAGTGAGATTAGCGCGCTGCAAGACCTTGGCTTGGACGCCCTCACCGCCGCTGAGATCACGCAAATCGGCAACATCGACAGCGAGACGATCATCAATTCTCAGTGGGCGTACCTCGGCGCGTCCGATCAGGCTTTGGCGACCTCGGACAGCATCACCCACGTTAACTTCACCGCAACCGGTTACATCTACTCCAGCGTGACCGGTAGCATCACCGCCGGCTCGACGCAGACCCAGGCCGGCGCCACGGCGCTGACGACAGATGTCAACTTTGTGACCGTGTCAGGCACCAACGGCGATGGCGTCAAGTTGCCCACGGC